TAGGAGGGGTATCCCTTAGTAGGAGAGAGAGACATATATAATTATACCCGCCTAAGTAAATTCCCCACATTTACAACTTTTTACAAAACAACCACCGTCGTCTAAACACGACAACATAGGACAAGATATGAATATAATAAATATAAGATACATGCTGCAACCAGTTCGACGCTGTTGCAAGGGCAGTTAGATGCCGCAGTCACTAGAAGAGATTTTCAATGATCCTGTGCTGTTCATAAGCAGGTTAAGTATTACGGATAAAGAGGGGAAGATATGTTTGCTAACACCAACCCCTGAACAGATAGAGATGATAGGGGCATTACAGACAGGCAGAGATTGCTTGTTCTTAAAGCCAAGGCAGATAGGAGCGTCAACAATAGTCTCAGCATATTATTTTTGGAAATGGTATACAAGCAAGGAGCCTATTACTATTGCAATATTATCCCACAAGATGATGAGCGCAAAGCATTTGCTGCATATGTACAAGTTCTTTTATTCTAAACTGCCCAACCAACTAAGGCGACCACTTATCGTGGAGAATACAACTGAACTTATTCTCAGGGATTCTGGAGCCAAGATAATGGCTGTGTCTGGTGAGGCTTCAGGTGGGCTAAGATCCTTTACATGCAATGCGTTGCATATATCGGAATATGCTTTCACACCGCAGCCTGAAGAACTTAAGGCGACTGCTATCGCAGCACTGAACGGTAACCAACTGGTTATTGAATCAACGGCTAATGCCTATGGTGATTCATTTCACCAAGAGGTTATACAGGCTAACAGAGGTGAAGGGAACTGGGAATTTAGGTTCTTCGGTTGGAATGGACATGCTGGATATAAACAAGATTATCCTTCGACGTATGTTCCTACAGATATGGACTACTGCCATAAGCACGAACTATCCTATGGGCAAATGTATTGGAGAGACAATATGATTGCTCGCCTAGGTACTGCTAAGTTCATGAGAGAATATCCTTTGGAACTTAAGGATGCGTTTGCGCAGTCTGGTGATAGTTACTTTACTGATGAGGACTTACGTTATATGGAGGTTGTTAATATAGACCCGGGCAATAACAAGTTTACAAAGTTAATAAATTGTGATAAGGATGCTGCATACGCTATAGGGGTTGACGTTGCTTCTGGACGTGGTGGAGATTATAGTGTTATAATGGTATTGGATAAACAGACGTACAAACCTGCTGCTATCTTCCGTTCAAAGACAACCTCCCCTGTGGAACTTGCTGAGAGAATACATAGGATTGCTGTTGAATATAATGAAGCATTGATTCTTATTGAGGAAAATAATTGGGGACTTCCAGTCCTTAATGAGATGAGGCATAGGGGATACTACAAGCTATGGAAAGATGATAAGGATAGAGACTGGAATACAAACAAGAAAACTAAGATAACAATGTTTGAAGAACTTAAAGCGTTATTGTATGAGGGTATACTTACCCAAGTGGATTCCATTACATACACGGAGCTAAGGTCATATCAATTGGATAAGAAGGGACTAGCCCCTGTTGTACCTGATAACTTGGATCACCATGGTGACTGTGTTATAGCTTTAGCGTTGGCGTGTCAATGCCTTAAGAAGGTTAGGTTATCCAGTAAGTCATTTCTACCTGACTTCATAAAGAAACGTAGAGCAGATAAAATAATAAGAGAATCTTTGGGTATGGCTGAAAGGCGTGAAACATAACATTTTACAGATTGTCTATAACAAGTAACAAGGAATAATAATTAATGAGCGAATTTACTAATGCAGATAAGGTGTCCTTCGTAAGGTCACTGCTTGCAGAACATAATCACTTCTGGGATCAGCAACAGGATGAGATGCGTAGATATAAAGCTGCGTATATGAATAACTTTTATAAAGATAAAAATAAAAGTAATCAAATCCAAGTTGAGACTGCTGACGGTTATGCGTACATTGAAGGCTTCATTGCTTCATTGTTCAGTAAGTCACCTGCTGTAGAGGTAGGGGCAGATAGCCAAGGTAAGGGAGATAAGAACCTAGCCAAGGAAATAGCTAATAGATTCCTCTTCAGCCAACGAACACAGTTGGAACTGAATAGTAGGATGGCATTGATATATCCTCAGTCATATATTAAGATGTATCCTAAGGATGCTAGAAATATATTGGATAGGGTAGGTATCAGAGCATTGTCTCCGTGGGAAGTTATTATCGATAGAGATGCTTCTTCGTGGAACGAGCAAAGGTTTGTTGGACATATCTACTTCGAGACAGTAACAAACATGAATAAGAAGTTCGGTCGTAAGAAATGGATACCTGTTAAGAAGGAAGATTACTTCAACAAGCATATTGTCAAAGGCAATGGTAATGAGGATATTTCAGACTTACCTAATGAATTCTTATACTGCAAAGTCGTTGAGCTATATGATTTTATTAATGATAAACTTTATTTCTGGACACCTAATATACGTAACCAAGATAGACTACTTAGTGAGGAAAGCATTCCACTTAGTTTAGCCAATGGGGAACCGACAGCCCCTGTTATACCGTTATATTATTCACGTGTACCAGATCAACCAATGGATGGCATAAGCGCTATGAAGCGTATCTATGACCAACTATACGAAAAGAATGTACTGCGATCATTTTGGGCTAATGCCGTTCGTCGTGATACCCGACAGTTCCTTGTTCGAGAGGGTGCTATCGACGATGAGGCTTTGGCGAAGATTACCGCAGGAATAGATGGGGCTATGATCCCCGTAGATGCTGAGAACTTAGCAGGGTTGATATCAGTTGTCCCGTCTATTCCGATATCGTCGAACCATAGTATTTATCTTAATCAGATTGATCAAGATTTAGCTAAGGGTTCTGTGATGGCACCATTCACTAGAGGCGAAGCTAGTCGTTCGTCAGCAACGGAAGTTGCAGCTTTGGCGCAGTATACTGCTTCAGAGATTGGACGACTTGCTCGTGAGAGAGATGGTGTTATTGAACAAATAGCAGAGATGTATGTGAGAATCATAGGACTAATATCTGAGGATTCAGAAAGAGAAGTTGTGCTTATCGAAGGAAAACCAACTATACTTGCTCCGTCTAAACTAGATGGGAAGTTTAAGTTCGTTGCGCAGGACCAAGCGTCAACACCTATTGCTGAAAGTATTAAGAGACAACAGATACTTCAGTTAGCTCCTATACTAGGACAACTTGGTGTTGAGCAGTGGAAGATACGTGACGAAGTTATTCGTCTGTTTGACTTGCCACGTTCGTTCTCAGAGACACCAGAGGTACAGCAAGAGATTGGACCAAGGGGTGAAATGCCACAAGGTCGTCCTGACGGAGCACCGTTTAATACACAACCACCTACACCAGAGGAACAGATAGCACAGTCACTACGAGGTGGTAGAGGCAGGAAGATGCCACTGCCCGGTGAGATGACTTCAACAGATAAGGGTACATATTAATGCCCTTATATTTATTCTCGTGTGAGGGTTGTGATAACGTTGTGGAAGAACTAATGAAGTTCTCCGAGAGAGATGACTGGAAAGATAAACATGCTTGCGCTAACTGCGGTAGAGATTTTAAGTTTAAACTAACTATGCCTGCTAAAATGGCAGAACAATGGGCTGGGTGGCAGGAAGGATTATCTTCCAATGTCCATTCACCAGCGTTAGGACGTAAGGTTGTTAACCAAAGAGAGGAAGCAGCGATAGCTGAAAGTATGGGATTTGTAGCAGCGTCTGATTTACCTAGTGGGTATATTGATGACCAAACAAGTAAACTACAGGAAGAGGATGCATACTTCGATAAGATGAATGATACTTACAATGAGAGATTAAAAGAGGGAGGAGGTACCTATGGTGCTGCTATTAAAGCAGTCGAGGAACTAATGCCCGCCAAACAAATGCTTAAGGAGGCTGAAGCACATGGCGATTGAAGAACAGGATATTGATCCTAGGGTAATAGAAGGGCAGGAACAAATTGCTCAACAGGAAGATTCGTTAATGAATGAATTTTCACCATCTGGAAGTTTCAGTAAGAAGTCGCTCAATGCTTTGGTAAAGGTTGCAAAACAACTTCAGCCATTGTTTGGACTTAAAGCTGACTATCCTGAATTCACAGAGGACGTTGAATACTTCCCTACTGAATTTACTAGACTACTTATGATGTATAAACAAGCAGTTGACGATGCAATAGCAATGGAAGTAATCGATGAGGATAAAACTTTTATCCTTGATGATGTATCTGACGATAATAGTGTTCAGGTTATTGCTGGTAAACTTGGTGCCGTCGTTAAAGATAAAGCATTTAAGAAGTTTCTATCGGCTCCACCAACTGAGGTTGAGGAAGTCAAGGAAGAAACTGTTGATGAAGAACGTACACCTGTTCCAGAAGAAATGGATTCGTCAATAGATGAATTGTTTGGAGGAAGGTTATAATGCCTAGGCACCCACGATATGAACGTCCAAGTTCTACTGTAGGTAGTAGAGCACGTGACGAAGAGGAACGCAGGCAACGAGAAGCACTAGCGTCTTCAGGTGATGACCCTGCTGAATACAGTTCAGGATTAATTGCTGACACATTTAAAAACATGGGTACAGATGCATATGAGAATATAGTAGAACCATTTGGTGAAGCACTTGGTGATGCTGCCGCAGTTCACGTAGGTGCATGGCAAGATAATGACTTAGGTTATTTAGATATGTATAACTTACTAGATGAAAGAGAGAAAACAAACCTATTGA